CGCGTGGCACATGACACCGACAATGATTCAAACCCTGCGCCAATTGAAAGATTCGCAAGGTTTGCCATTGTTCTTGGAATTGGGCGAACCGCACGAAGGTGGCGCGGTGGGTTCTATTTTTGGCTGGCCCGTTATCCCCAACTCATACCTCAGTTCATCGTTCCCCATCTACCTCGCAAATTGGGACAGATTTTTGACCATTGCCGATGTGGAAGAAATGGACATTCAAGTGTTTGAGGAAACAGTTCCCGGATTCGTGACCATGTATGCCGAGAAGCGTTTGGCAAGCACCGTCCGCGACCCGTTTGCTGGTGTGCGTGCATCTGCCGCTTAATAAGGGGCTGTCATGGCTGTCGAAAATCAAACCCTTGCGCCGTTTTACGCGACAAACCGCAACCCATACAACTATGTGAAGGTTGAGCAAACGGGGCGGGATGTTTCCACGCCGTGGCTGACGCTTGAGGAGTGCACGCAACAACTCAACTTGTTCGATGACGAAAGCCAAGACACCTACATCAGTTCGGTTGAACTGGCAACGCGCATGGCGATTGAGGACTTCCTTGGGATGGCAATTTTTGCCACATCGTATCGCGTTTATTACGGCAATGTCGGCCTCTACAACACGCAAGTGTTTTTGGACTTGCCCGAGGTTTCGCAAGGCACATTGAACCCGTCTGCGGCTGGCGTGACCATCAACGCTGTGTCGTATTACGGCGAATCCAACACTGTGCCCGTGCCGATTGACCCTACGGGGTATTCGTATGACCCAACGGGCAACCGCGTGATTTTGAACGATGTGCCCAACACGCTGAACCAGTTTGTAGCGAACCCAATTTTTGTTGACTACACCGCCAACGCAAGCCCGCTGGCGACATATCCTGTCATCAAACAGGCTGGCCTCATGTTGCTGACGCACATCTACAACAACCGCTCAAACACCACCGAAGCCAAATTGCATGAAGTGCCGTTTGGCGTGGCAACATTGCTCCGACCTTACAAACCACTGGTGATGTGACATGGGCATCAAGCGATACGAAAATTTGACCGTCAACACCGTGTCCAACGGCACGGATGCGTTCGGTCAATACACCACCACCATCACCCCGTGGTTTGCAACCCGTGGCGTGGTGGCTGATGTGGCGAATTCGTTGCGCATTTCTGAGCGATACCGCGTGTATCAAGAATTGGTGAATTTCACTTTCAACTACACGCCCAACATGAAACAAATCGCCGACCAGCAAGACCTCTATTCGGTGCGCTGGCGCGGCAAAGATTGGCGCATCACTGATGTGCGTGAATCAAACGACAGGATGCGCGTGACGCTTCTGTGCTATTACAACGACCCGAGCACGCCCGTATGAGCACACAGCAAAACCCATCAGTCTATGCACAGTGCATCCAATGGCAATTGGAGCAAGTGCTGTCGCCCGTGCCCGTGTATGCTAATTTCAACCGCAATTATGCAAAGCAAACCAAGTTTGCGACATGGCAATTACGCAATGTGCATCAGCCCGTCTACACGGGCCAAACGCAAAGCAACAAGGGCATTGACAGGCCAATTTTTCAGGTCAGCGTTTTTGCGCAAGATATGCAAGACGCTTTCAATTTGTCGAACACAGTATTACAATCGCTTCACGGGTATTCTGGTGTTTTCGGCAACCCTTCGGCAACGGGTTTTTTCGTTGCCAAAGTCGATGTTCAGTGGCTCTACAATACCTATGACAATGAATTGGGCTTGAACCAAATCATCATGGATTGCACGATGGACATTCCAACATAAGACACGATTGACAAACCAATTTTTTTGAAAAGGAATTCAAAATGGCACTCATCAACAAAGTCTTACCCGGATACACCGCCACGCTGTGGATGCAATCTGGCGCGAACCCTACCCCCTTGACCGATGCCCAACTGGAAACATGGACAGGCCAAATCGCTGACATCATCGGCACTGCGGCTGGTGGCACTGGCACTGACGGCATCCAAGTGCCCGTGGAAACCATCCCTGCGTTCGGTGCTGACGATGCGTCTGCCACCTACGGTGTGGCGGGTGCACGCACTGGCGCAAAAATCACCACCCAAAACCAAGTGACTTCGTTGCAAATCACTTCGGCTTGGAACCCTGCTGACACCGCCATGAATTTGATTCGTGACGATGGCTACAACGGCACGACCATCCGCACCTATGTCATCGCGGTTTATGACGGCGAGGACACTGTTGCCTATGCGTTCAACGCCCGCGTGGGTGGCTTGCAATGGGACATGAGCGTATCTGCCGAAGGCAAATATATCTTCACTTTGCACCCTGTTGGCGGCAACTCTTACGGCTGGTCAAACAATCCTTAAACTCCAAAGCCCCCCTCGCGGGGGCTTCTTTACAAGATGACGACAATACACAATTCCTCGGACTTACTCTCCTACATCGTTACTCTGTCCAACAGCG